GATGACAAGAGAACACCTGACGCTATCCCTTCTATTCTTTCTGATGCACTTGCTGTTGGTTTCGATTATCATGTTGGTCACGATTACTTAGAAGATTATGAAGAGCGTTATGCGATCTACACTACCAAGGAAGAGAGGATGCCCTTTGACCTTGAGTTCTTCAACAAGATTACGAAAGGAGGACTTCCCAACAAAACTCTCAACATTGCACTTGCTGGAACTGGTGTTGGTAAGTCTCTCTTTATGTGCCATCACGCTTCTGCCTGTTTGATGCAGGGTAAGAATGTTCTGTATGTCACCATGGAGATGGCAGAAGAACGTATCGCTGAACGTATTGATGCCAACCTTTTGAACATTCCTATTCAAGATGTGTCTGAACTTCCAAAACAGATCTTTGAAACTAAGGTAAATAATATCTCACAGAAGACACGGGGAACTCTTATCATCAAAGAGTACCCTACCGCATCAGCACACAGTGGACACTTTAAATCACTTCTTAACGAACTTGCACTTAAGAAGTCATTTCGGCCTGATATTATTTTCATTGATTACCTTAATATTTGTGCTTCCCAACGGTATAGGGCGGGCAGTAATGTTAACTCATATACAACTGTCAAGGCTATTGCTGAAGAACTTCGAGGCTTGGCTGTCGAGGCCAATGTCCCTATCGTTTCTGCCACCCAGACCACTCGTTCTGGTTTTGGTAGCAGCGACGTTGAGCTCACTGATACTTCTGAGTCCTTTGGTCTCCCTGCTACTGCTGATCTTATGTTTGCCCTTATTTCAACAGATGAGCTTGAATCACTGGGACAAATAATGGTCAAACAATTGAAGAACAGGTATAACGATTTGTCTATCAACAAGAGATTTGTCATTGGTATTGATAGAGGAAAGATGAGATTGTATGATTGCGAACAATCTGCTCAAGATGATATCCTTGACAATGGTAAGGATGAAGAGTATGATAACGAAGAGAAACCCAAGAAAAGTTTTAGTGGATTCAAATTCTAATGTCAATAGAAATTAAAAAATACGCATCCATTGAGAGAGATGGATACTTTCAGATAAGTGATAAAGATGGTAATCCTATCTGCCAAACACCATCAATCGCTGATGCAAAATTAATGTTGTCTCTTGGAGAAGGTAGGACACTCAAAAAGGTGTCTGTTCTCCAACCAGAGACTGTAGATGTTTCTTATATTACAGAGGAACCAGACAAACAACTAGAACCACAAAACATTTTACCCGAATCACAACAAGAACCCTTAGAACTATGACCGTCACTCCTAACCAAGAACAAACTATCGATTACGATAAGTATCTTGACTTTGTTTACAAGACCACCTCTGCACCTAGCACAGACTTCCATGTACTTAAAGAACGTATTGACGAACTTCAGCGAGACGGTGCTGACGTGGCTCGTCTTGCTACTGCTGCGTTTGGCCTTAGTGCTGAGGCAGGTGAGTTCACAGAGATCGTTAAAAAGATCATCCTACAGGGTAAGCCTTACTCGGAAGAAAATATCTTTCACATGAAGCGTGAACTGGGTGATATCATGTGGTATATGGCCCAGGCTTGTATGGCGCTAGATACTACATTCGATGAAGTTCTCAAGATGAACTATGAGAAACTGAGTGCTCGTTTCCCAGAAGGATATTTTGATGTCTATCGATCTGAAAACCGTGCAAAGGGAGACGTATGAACCTCACTGACAAGGAACTTGTTGATTTAAGGTGGGCATTGTACCATTTCACTGCAAATAAACCTGGGTTCTTTGCAGATGAACAAATCATGAGGGTGAGGAAACTCATCTGCAAGATTGATAAAGAGATGGACGACAGAAACAATTACGACACTAGTGGAAAATGAAACCAATTACAGTAGAAGATTACGAAAAGGTATCTGATGAGTTCTTTGCCAAGTACCACTTTGTGGCAAAAGAACTTGGAGAGGATGCAAAATGTGAAGACATCCTCAAGGTCATGGAATCACTCACTGGTCTAGTGATGAAGAAACGATCTGACGATAAAAGTGGACCAATGGGATTTAACAAGGAGACTGAAGATGAAACTGGAAGTGACTAAAGAGGTGGCCATTGATGTGGCTCAACTTCTCATTCGTGAACAGGCAATGTACACCACTGATGAGGGTATTGTTCCTGAACGTATCAAGAACATTCGATCATTCATTGATGAGATTGCAGACAAAGTGAGAGAGGATGATTAATTTCATCTACAAATTCTTCAGTGTGGTGGTCATAAACTGCATCACACCGGAGAATTTTTCTTATTGCATTAGAATAGATCAGTGGTTGGTACCTGATATTCAATACTACGCACCATATCTCTGGGGTGAGAGACAGGCATACGATACAGAGAAAGATATAAATAACTAAAAAGTAAGTAGCAAGATGTCTTCATCAATGAATAACTTTATGGAAGCTTACAAGGCTGTCCATAGTCCAGAGGCTAAACAAGTTTTCTATAAGAGCAGAGATCAGATCACTGAAATGAATCTGTCTGTTCTTTTTGATACTGATCTTGTTGATATTGCTGAGCAGGTTGTTGCTAAATTCTTTGAGACCCTGACTGTATCGGAGACCAAGACATTGGTTGAGAAGTCATTTGCTGATACTCCATCAGTTCAGGACCAGAAAGTATCGAGACTGGTTGAAGCATTCAAGAAAGTATTTGGTAAGGTTGATGAGACCGCAGCTACTGTGGCTCGTGAAGCATTCATCCAATTCCTTGACAGAAAGAGGCTGGAAAGAAATAAGGCTGTAATGAACTCTATTGATGAGTCACACGCCAGAATCCACAGACACAAAGTTGCTGGTGAAATTGAGAACGTAAAGTCACTTCTCATTACCATGTTTGAGAAGAAGTTGGATGCAGTCGGTAAGGAAGACGACGACATTGACAACGATGGTGACGTTGATTCTTCGGACAAGTATCTCCACAAGAGAAGAAAGGCTATCGGTAAGGCCATGGGTAAGAAGGATAAGAAAGAGGATGATGATGACAAGGAAGAGAATGATGAGATGAGTGAGATGTTCTCACAAGCTGAACTTGATAAAATCAACAAGATTGTTGAATCCTGGGAATGATACGGAGTTGAGATGGATGTTTTTAAATATCTAAAGCAAGTCAACAACCACATTAAAGAAGCGGCAGCTGATGATGCTCGTGAGATGGGGTTGGAGTATGCTGGTTATGGTAAGTGGAAGGATCCCAAGACAGGTCAAGTAACTCATAAGAGTGTAAAGAGTGCTGGTCAAACTACTCTTCAACAACTTGATAAGAAGGAAGAACCACAAAAACAAGATAAGAAACCAAAAGAGAAAAAGACTCTGAGTAAGTTTAAGAAAGATGCTGCTCAGGAACCACCTAAGAGAATGGACCTGTCAGTAGCAAAGGATGCTGACCCAGAGAAGACTGCTGAGTATTCTGCTATGGCAGCTGCTCAAGGTATGTGGCCTCATTATTCTGATGAGAGAAAACAATATCATATCGACCAACAGAAAGCGATGGCTGCACAGGCTGAGGCAGAAGCTGAGGCAGCTGCAGCTGCTGAAGAAGAGAAGGCAGCTAAGGAAGAACCTGCACCTGAAGAAGAGAAGAGTGTAGAAGATTTTAGAACTGTTGATGAAATCAGAGACGAGGAAGAGGAGACAACTGATGATGAGATAGATGAGGATGACTTTGATTCTCAGATGTCCGAGGTCGAGTCAGAATACCAACTAGCCATCAAAGATGCCAATGATAGAGCAAGGAAAAAATTAGACAAACAGTATGGTGCTTTCCGTGAAGCACTCAGTAAAATTCCTGCTGGATCAGAGAGAGGATCATTCCTTCAGGCTATGGCACACGCCAAGACATTTGAAGGTAGAACTAACTCGGGTGCTGGTAAAAACAATCTGGGGTATGCTGATGTTCAGAACTTGGTGGCTAATCGTGACCGTTTGATGGAAGGATATGGTGATGGATCACCTGAAGCCATTAAGAAGTTCGTGAGGTCTGTTCGTTCTCAAGAGGTTTCTGATGAATTTATTGATGCATCATTTGAACTTCTACCCAAAAAGTTCAAAGATTCACTAAAGATCAAGGGTAAGGTTACTGGAGATAAGTATGTGTCTGATGATAAGGCACATGACGCCATACATTATCTGGGTAAAAACGATGATGGCACAGCCATAAGAGGTCAGGTTGGTAATAATGACAGAGCCAAGTTAATGTGGAGAATCTATCTGGAACAAGGTGGTCGTGATGCCTACACTGGCCTCCCACTTGACATCGAGGCCATGGATTTGGAACACGTTCGTGGTTTTAACAACTCTGATGATGGAAAACCTGGTAAAGAGCAGTTTGAACAGAGAGAGAATGATGACAACTTCACTCTGATTAACTCCAATGTGAATCAGTTGAAGAGTAACGATTCGATGGAGAAGTTTTTTGCTAAACATGTTGATCCTCTCAAGGACAAGGGAGAGGATGAGTTTGGTGGTATCGAAAAACTCTTTGAGAAACAGAATAAGATTGGATCAGTTGGTGAGGAATTGTCAAAGACACTACTTGGTGAAGGTGGCAAAGGTATGGGTGACTCCGTTACAAAGGAAATTCTCTTAGAACATTTTGGTGCCGATGATCAAAGACACACAGAACTTAGAGATGAGTTCCGTAAAGCTGCAGGTGGAGATAAGAAGACTGCCGCTAAGGCTAATAGTATTAAGTCTAAACTTGGTAAGACTCTTCTCAAGGCTATGGGTCTTCCCCGTGGTCATTTAGATCCATCAGGTAGAAGAACCCTCGCACTACAGGAGAATGTATATCGTGGTTTCTTACAGTCAGTGGCAAACGCAAAACCAAAAGATAGACAGAGATACTATGATGGATACAGAGAAGCGATTAAGGCTGGCAATGAAGAGAGAAGTGCTAAGGCTGTGAATAGAGTTCTTAAAGAGTTGGGTCTTATTGATGAGGACATCCTTAACGATAGAAAGGCAGGTAGAGTTTTTAAGGAAGATTTCGATATCAAGTCCTTTATCTTCAAGTTCAGAAAGTCTTGACAAACAGACTATAATATAGTATACTGACTGGGTGTAAAGCTGTATAGAATGAAAGAACGTCGTAAGTATCCTACAGTTCTGAGATATCCTGGTGGCAAATCACGGATTATCTACTATCTGTTTAGGCGTGACATGTTGCCTAATAACATTAAGGAGTATCGTGAAGGTTTCCTTGGTGGTGGTTCTTGTGCTCTGGCATTCTCTACGATGTATCCAGATATTCCTGTCTGGGTGAATGACCTGTATTATAATTTGTATATTTTCTGGACTCAACTCCAGAATAACTCTGACTCTCTTATTAATCGTCTCTTGGATTTGAAGAATGAGGCGTGTAGAGCTGCTGATCCTGATGAGTTAGAGAAGAAACATCGTGAGTTGTATGGTGATATGAGAGCTCTGATTGAGAGTTCTAATGACCCTAGTGACTTGGCTACTGCTTTCTATGTGTTGAATCGTTCTAGTTTCGGTGGTTTCACTGAACAAGGTAAGAACTCTTTCATCCGTGACGCATACAAGAACACTATCTTCTCACAGAGTAAGATTAAGAAACTGGCTAACATTAGTAAGATTATTCAACCCTGGAAGATTACTAATCAGGACTACAGAGTGTTGATGGATGAGCCTGGTGAGGATGTATTTGTATTCCTTGACCCACCTTATATGATTAAAGACTTCTTGTATGGTAAAGACAAGGAGATGCATACTAGTTTCTCACATGATGACTTTATTGATGCATGTAAAAGGTGTAATCATCACTGGCAAATTACATACAATGAACACCCATATCTGAGAGAGCAGTTCGCAGACTTCCACCTGGAGAACTTTGAGTTCACCTATTCTATGGCTCACAGAACTGATACAGAACAGGGTGTACAGAAGAGAAATAAGAAGGAAGAACTCCTGATTTACAACTATGACCTCTGTAGAGAACAACATTGCAATGTTCTTGAAGAACTATTGTACTCATAAATATAAAAAACACTGCGGATAATGAGAAGTTTTAGTAATTTTATCTTTGAAGCAAGGGCCACAGAAGCCTCGAAGCAGGCTAAGGCTAAGGGATTGACATATGATTCTGCAAAGAGTGGATGGGTAGATAGACAAGGTAATATAGTAGCTAGAACAGAGAACGGACAGTTAGTATTCACACAAGGTAGAGGACCAGGTAAAGAAGAAGGCGAATCTCAACAACAGGTCAAGAGACCTGACCTGGTGAGTGACAAGAAGACTAGTGGTGAGGAAGAAGGACAAGTTAAGAAAGGTGGCGAAGAAGAGGAAGGAACAGAAGGTAATAAGTCGGGTGAAACACTCACTGTTGTATTTGGTAGATTCAATCCTCCTACAGTAGGACACAAGAAACTTCTTGATGGTGCTGCAAATATTGCAGGACAAGGAGATCTAAAGATTTACCCTTCAAGATCATTTGATCCTAAGAAGAACCCTCTTGATCCAGGTCAAAAAGTAGAAGTCATGGGTAAGATGTTCCCTGACTACAAGGATGACATCGTAAATGATGAGAGTGTCAAGTCCATCTTTGATGCTCTTAAACTAGCAGACAAAGAAGGATATGAAAACGTTCAGATCGTTGTAGGGTCTGATAGAGTTGTTGAGTTTGACAACCTGGCACAGAAATACAATGGTGACCTGTATGATTTTGATGAGATCGAAGTCATCTCAGCAGGTGAGAGAGATGCAGATGCAGAAGGTGTTGAGGGAATGTCAGCATCTAAGATGAGAAAGGCAGCAGCTGATGGTGACTTTGAGACATTCAGATCTGGTATCCCTGATACCATGGACGACAAGGCTGTTAAGACTTTAATGAATACTGTTAGAAAGAATATGAATGTCAATGAAGGTTGGAGTCTTTGGGAGATTGCACCTAAGTTTGACTGGAAGAACCTGAGAGAGAACTATGTGTCAGGTAACATCTTCAAGATGAATACTATTGTTGAAAACTTGAATACTGGATTGGTTGGTAAGATTATTCGTAGAGGAACTAACTATTTGATCTGTGTAACAGAGGATGATATTATGTTCAAGTCTTGGATTAGAGATATCAATGAGTATTCAGAAGTCAAGATGAGTAGAAAGGAGAGAGTAAAAGGTAAACCAAACACTCTTATTGGTACAGATGGTTACTTTAAGTATGCCTCTGACATGACACCTGGGTTCAATAAAGGAGAGAAAACCAATCTCCAACAAGGCGGTAAACCATACAAGGGACAGAAACAAGAGTCATTTAGTATCATGGCATTTCTAAATAAGTACAGGAAAAAGTAAAGTATCATGGCACAAAAGTTTTACAGCTGGAGAGATGAACTGCGTGAAGTCGCAGATATCCCTTCCTCAGAGCCTGAGACTGACACAAAGGCCAGGAGAAAGATTGAAGATAAGAACGTAAAAAATAAAATTAAGATCAACCCTGCTATGGGTGAGGCATTTGAAGCCATCGGTGGTACTATCCTTGAGGTAGTAGAACTTGATGAATCTGATATGGGTATGCTTCAACAGAAGAGAGCCATGATTGATATGAAAATTGCCAAGAAGAGAACTCAAATGGCAAAGAAGGGTGAAAAGGTCGTAGCAGAAAAGATGGACATGAAGAAGGCAGACATGGGCGATGTCGTCAAAGATTTCTATAAGTCCGACGCTCCTCAATTCAAGGGGAAAAGCAAGACTAAGAGAAGGGAGATGGCTATCGCCGCCAAATTACAAGCAGAAAAACCACAGTAAATCATATATAGTTTGAGTTACTGGTTAAATTATGTCTGCACTTCTTCTCTCACTGGCATCTAAAGTCATTACTGATGCTGTTTCTAAGATTCCCGACAATGAGGAACTTGGCGAAAAACTGATTGATATTTGTATCGCTATCCTTGGTAAGGCAGTAAAACTTACTAAGACTGACATGGATGATAAACTTTTGGAAACTGTGGTTGAGGCCATTAAGACCAAAGAATGACATAACGGGGGGCAGCGTCTCCCGTTTTTTTATAAATATTTTTAGCTTATAAATTCATACAAGGGCATAAAGACATGGCACTTTGGGGAAACAATGACAATGTAGGGTCTGCTGGTACAGTTATTCTGGACTACAGCTCTGGCGTTGTGACAGGAGCCGGAACTTCTTTTGGTATTGCTGGAGGATGCTCTGAGGGTGACGTAATTAGATTTGGAACAAGAGGTGGCGGTGGCGTTTACTTTGGTGATGCTGTAATTGTTAGTATCGCTAGTTCTGAGTCACTTACAATCGGTTCAACTATGGGTCTGAGTGGTGCGGCTATTTCTGGAGCTGAGTTCACAGTCAGTCAGCTTCCTAAGTCGTCTGTTCTGGACTCTAAGTATAGTGAAGCATCTTACGGAACAGATGACTCATTGGTATATGGTATTTCTGACACTGATGCTCAGAATACAACTTACGCTACTGAGTATTCGAAAGCAGATGCTGGCTGGGTTGGTGTTACAACCTACCTAGATAACCTTGGCAACCTGAGAGTCAAGAGAGAAGTTCTGGTCGCTATGTCTGGTATCACAACCGGTACTGACAGCATCGGATATCCTACAGCAGAATGATGTAAATGAGACTTACTGACTTGAACGAGGATAACTTTCTCCTCTTTGCTATCAAAAATTATGAGACTCCTCAAGCAGTCACTAAAGAAGACTTCGATAAGGATTTAAATCATTTTC